TGAGTTTGGGCAGGTACGGAATGCTTATGCTGTGTCGAGGATAGGCAAGTTACGTTTCAATAGGGCAGGCATGGAACGGTCGGATAGGTTTCGATGAGTTGTGTTCGGGCAGGCAAGGTATTGTCGGTTGTTGTATGGCGATTTGAGTTGGGTCGAGTTGGGTTATGATTCGGCAGGTATGACTGTGATCTGTTGGGGCGAGGCAAATCAGGATGTGTTAAGGAAAGCTGCGATTTGGTAAGGTGCGTTATTTATGAAAAATAAAAAATACTATAGTGATGTTAAGTTTACTGCTAGAGAACTCATAGCAATACTTAATGTACTAAAACACTCTCAACAGTTTGGGCAGTCTGTTGCTCCTGAAGATACTGTTCATGAAATTATAAATAAGATCCAGAACGGCACGTATGAGCAAAAGTCATAAACGTCTATGTTCTAAGTGCTGGAGTAAAATTACTGATGAAGACGAGGAAGCTGCGTATCTTGGTTTAAGTCTAGAAGCACTACGTGCAATCAGGAATTATCCTAAACCTAAAGTATTTCGCAGAAGAAAAAGAGGTAACAAGTATGTGAAGTTCAGATAGGGATCTCGCCGTTGCCCACCTATGCTAAGTTAGC